AAAAAATAAATACGTATTACAATTGCGTAAAAGTGGTACTTTAAGACTACCAATTTTACGGAACACTAATTAATTTAGACATCGGTGATCCACTCTTACTGTACCTATACAACCTGACCGCGTCGTCCCATTTTTTACTCTCCTTCAATAGAAGCTGTGTTTTTCGTTGCATTTTATTTGGGTCACATTCACCTCGACGCGCCCTCTGTAGGGCGCCTTTGATTGTTTTGTTGTTCTTGGTGTCTGTGTCACCTAGTAACCGATTGAGCCTAATCCGTACACGTACATCGTCAGGTTTAAGCTCCTTTAGGCGTTTCACTTCTGTTGTCAATATTGAAACCTGAACTTGTAGTGAGACTGCTTGTTTTTCAGACTTATGGAGCTTCATATTAGCTTCTACAGCCATTTTATAGCATTCTTTTGAAGTTTGCATCGCCTTTTTAATGAGGGTTTGGCTTCTAGTGTTGATACATAGAGCACTTTTGATTACAGAGGCTGTTCTAGTACGTGACGATTTCACCATGTTTACTTAAAAATGTGAGGGGCTCAATATCACTTAGGTTTAATTACCGAATGCGACACCGGCCATACCATTCTTGACACGGAGGATATTGTAGTTCACTGCATAAACGCGGTGAAGTGCGTTGCCACCCGTTGGTCCAACAATCGAGAGTTTGGCATTGTCGATGCGCGAGAAGTTTAGGGTTCCAGAGGGCTGCATCTTGCTCAAGTTGAGACAGAATGGCCATGTGAAGGTGGGGAGATCTAAGAGAACATCATCGGGAAGATCCGTGCTGTGCATTTCGGGAACGACGTTGTGGTGATACACTGGGGATGTATCTTCAAATAGAGCAACGCCATTGATGTAAAGAGAAGACTTTGTAAACGTGAACTCGGAGTCCCAGTTGGAAGATGTAGCATTTCCTGATACGAGGTGAAGAGATTTCACGGGGTGGTTAAAGTAACTGAGATCCACATCGGTGTCTGTATTAGTGGCTGGCTGGTATTGTGTTTGGGTAAAAAGGATTTCATGATCATTCTCTGTAAAGAATTTACGTTCATCTGTATCTAAGTAGATGTAGTTACCATATACCTTTGGTGTTCCATCGGGGGTGTACCCATCACGGCATTTGATGCGAACTTCAACTTCATGATACTGGAGAGCAACGAGAGGAAGGGATTTAGTCCAATCTTCACCAAAGAAGAAGGGAATCATGTAATGATTTCCACCGTGGTTGGTTTTTTGGGTGTTAGTGGTGACAGTCGAAGAAGCCTTTGCTGCATTGTCACGGAGAAGGGGGTTGTGAACACCCTGAATAAAAAGGGAGTCGAGCGTGCACACCATTTGTCCACCGATCCACAACTGGAATTCGGTTGGAGACGATGCATTTCCTGAAAATAACCCGTTACTGTTATTGTCAATACCAGCGATATTGTCGTCTTCAATCCATATGTAGCTCATGAGGTCACCCTTGGAGCGGATGGGGATAGTGACTTCGTTATTCGCACCGAATGTGCCGATGTAATCTAAGCGCTCTGGCTTCATGGCAAAGTTGGTGTGTCGTTTGTAATTTTGACGGAAAAAGCTGACCTCTGGGTCTCCTGTGATATAGACATCCTGGGCACCTACCGAAACAAGTTCGATTAAAGCAGCTGACATTTATTAATAAATGATATTAAAAATCTGGCTCATAATAAACATATGGTAGTTTTTCAGGCTCTGACTTGGGAAGCTCGTGACGAAGACGACGAACATTTGATAAGTATTTTTGGTAAAACGGAAAGTGGGAAATCCATATGTGTAACTACGTCATTTACACCTTACTTTTTTATTAAACTCGATTCGAGAGTTTCAGCAAAGGAACTTTATAAAAGTATCGATGAAAAATGCCCTGAATGTGTAATTTCTTATTCGGTTATGGATTCCAAGGATGTTTGGGGGTTTCAAAATAATCAGATGTTCCGTTTTATGAAGATAGATTTTGTAAATCTCCAAACGCGTCGTCGTGTGGATTATTTTCTAAGGCGTCCACTACATTTATATTCTTCTGGACTTTTTAAAGCTAAAGTATATGAATCAAATTTGGACCCAGTTCTTCGCCTGATGCATCGAACTGGTATACAATCAACGGGATGGTTAGACACTGGTGATAAATGTATTCGCTCTCATCTGGCTAATGTAGATATTGATCTATTTTGTAATGATTGGACCACGTTGACACCCGTTAATAGGGATGACATTGCACCATTTGTAATAGCATCTTTTGATATTGAATGTAACAGTTCTACAGGTAAATTCCCGGATGCTGATGTTAATGGGGATGCGTGTTTTCAGATTGCGATTTCCCTATGTAAGTTTGGCACCGATGAGCCATACGAAAAGATATGTCTGTGTTATAAAAATACGAGTGGACCTGATGTGAGGAGTTTTGACACTGAACGGGAAATGCTCGAGGCTTTTCAGAAATATATACAAGAAAAGGATGTAGATATTATAACGGGTTGGAATATATTTGGTTTTGATCTTGAATACATATACAAACGAGCTTTTATTTGTGGGTGCAACTCTAACTTCTTCAAGCTTGGGAAGCTCAAAGATCAGAGTTGTGAAATTGTTGTGAAAAAATTGAGTTCGAGTGCTCTAGGGGACAATCTTCTGAAACTTTTCCCTATGTCCGGTCGTTTCGTTTTTGATATGTTTCACGAGGTCAAGAAGGGTTACAAGTTGGATTCTTACAGTTTGAACAATGTTTCAAAATTATACATCGGTGACCAAAAATTAGACATGTCCCCAAAGGAGATGTTTGCTCGATATCTGGAGGGTGATCCGGATAAGTTGGGTGAAGTTGCAGACTATTGTATTAAGGATACTTTACTGCCCCACAAGTTGTTGAAAAAGATGTGTATTCTTTTGAATCTTTTAGAGATGGCAAAAGCTACATGGGTTCCGTTATGTTATCTTGTGGAACGAGGGCAACAGATTAAGGTATTTAGTCAATTGACGAAGAAGGCCCGTGAAATGGGGTTTATGGTTCCAACTATTCGTTATGGTGCGATACCCGAAGAACCCTACGAGGGTGCCACGGTTCTCGACGCACAAAAGGGAGCGTATTACACTCCAATCACAGCACTGGATTTTGAAGCACTGTATCCCTCTATCATGATGGCCCATAATCTTTGTTATTCTACGTATGTCATGGATGAAAAGAATTATGGAAATGTTCCGGGTATCACATATGAAACGTTCGAAATTGGGGATCGAAAATATAAGTTTGCTCAAGGTGTGGAAAGTCTTTTACCGAGTATTCTTTTAGAGCTTAAACAATTTCGTAAAAAGGCCAAGAAAGATATGGCCGCAGCAACGGGTTCTATGAAAGAGGTCTATAATGGTAAACAATTGGCCTACAAAGTTTCGATGAACTCCGTTTACGGTTTTACGGGGGCTGGTAAGGGTATTTTACCGTGTGTTCCAATTGCTTCTACTACAACGTGTCGGGGTCGAGGTATGATTGACGAGACGAAAAAATATGTAGAAGAGAACTTCCCAGGCGCAAAGGTGAGGTACGGAGACACTGATTCGGTGATGGTTGAGTTCGATGTGGGTGATCGTAAGGGGGTGGATGCGGTTAAATACAGTTGGGAAGTTGGGGAACGCGCCGCGGAAGAATGTAGTGCCCTATTCAAGAAGCCAAACAATTTGGAGTTAGAAAAGGTATATTGGCCTTACTTTCTATACTCTAAAAAGAGATACGCCGCCAAGTTGTGGACGAAGGGAAAAGATGATCAAATGCATATGGACTATATAGACATCAAAGGTCTCCAAGTTGTTCGTAGAGACAATACACCTCATGTGAGGGAAGTGTGTAAAGAACTATTGGATGTAGTCCTCACATCAAGTGATCCCGGTCCACCCAGAGAACTTGCGAAGGAGCGAGCTATTGAACTTCTTTCGGGTGACGTTCCCCACGAAAAAATGATTTTGAGTCAATCACTATCGGACACATATAAAGTTGATGGTAAAAATGTCTCTATTACGAGTCCGGAAAGTGTGAATATTAACCAGGCACATGTTCAGGTTGTAGTAAAGATGCGAGAACGTAAACCAGGTTCGGAACCACAATCTGGTGATCGTGTTCCCTATTTACTCACAAAGACGGGAGATCCAAAAGCTAGAGCTTTCGAAAAATCGGAAGATCCGAAGTTTGTTGAAGAACATGATATTCCTGTGGATTATCACTATTATTTCCAAAACAAATTTTTAAATCCTGTGTGCGATTTACTCGAACCCTTATTTGAATAGACC